CTTCACCGGAGCGCACCACGACGAAGAGCCCGTCACCGCTCGAGCTGGCCATGTGAAGGACGTCATAGAGCGTGTCCGCGGTCTCCACCTCTGCGAATACCTCGTGGAAGGTCACGGCAGTGTCGCCGAGCCTGAGATCAGGCAGGCCAAGCCCGGCGCGGCGGAAAACCTCCTCGACGATCCAGAGGCAATCGGCAGTCTTGTTCTGGCCGCGAGCGTCGGGGACGTAGCGGTACTGGAGCAGGTCCTCGTATTCGACCTCTGCCGTTGGGAAACTCGCGGCCAGCTCGGATAGTGCGGTGAGCTTCACTTCTTCGGGATCCCGTCGAAGAGGAAGATCCGGTGAATTTGTCCCTTCACGCGGCAGCCGTCGAGGCCTTCCTTCGTGCGGTCGCAGGTCGCAGAGCCGCCGGCTGTGAAGCGGAGGTACGGGAACGTCGCTCCGAGAATGCCTCCGCCTCCGCCACCTATGACGAGGCCGATCCGTATCTCGGCCGTCATGGGTATCGTGGACTCCGTGAGCTGCACCCAGTTCGTGTTCTCAGTCTCCGAATAGAAGAGCGTGAACACGTCGCCGACCCGCCGCATGCGCAGGTAGCGTGGAGCCGGGTCCTCCACCTGGACGTCCGGCTCCTGGGAGCCGTCGATCGACGAGCGCGAGAGGACCTTGATCGTGCCGACAAAGAACTGCGTGCGTGCAATCAAGATCCAGGAGTCCCCGTCCGCGTCCTCCTGGCAGAGAAGGCCGCAGATCCCGCCGTCCCGGATCTCGGCAAGCTCGACCTTCGTGTAGCAATCGAAGTCGCCGGAGAGCTTCTTGTAGAGGTACGGGCCTTCGCGGCTGGACCCGGCCCAGTCCGTATCGCTCGAGTTCGTCTGGAGCCGCAGCGATCCGAAGTCGGTCACGTTGACGTCCGCGAAGGACGACTTCACCATGTTGAGCGCGTACCACCCGAAGCGTCGTTGCTGCTCGGAGTCGGTTACCGCGCCGAACCGCAGGAACTGCGTCGTGTCCGCCTCGAACTCGTCGGACGGATAGCCGCAGCCGTTCCCGAGCTCGAAGCGCCGCTCCCAGTCGTGGAGGCACCGGATACGCTGGTAACGCCGCCACGGCAGCCGCCGCTTGAAGAGGTTCGCGTACCCGAGGGTCACGCTCGCCCGCTCGCGCGTGTACGCCTGGTCCTGGATCGTGTACGTCTCCACCATGGCGTCGGCCGGGAGGAGCGTCGTCGAAGGAACGGTCGTGATCGTGACCCTGCGCCCCTCGAGCTCGTACTGCTCGATATAGCCGCCGGCCACGCCGTCCACGTTCGAGACCTGGAGCTCGAAGCTGCCTATGTCCCCGGCGATCGACTGCTCTATGTCGCCGCGCTGGATCCCGGCCGGCGTGTAGACGTTCCCGTCGTAGGTGACGGTGCCACCGAGCGGGTTCCCCTCGACAAGGCGAAGCGTGATCGCGTCCGTGATCTCTATGTCGTAGAGGACGACGATCGGATCCTTCTGGTGATCCGCCGCCTTCCAGTTCTTCAGCTCCTGGGAGAGTTGCTGCATCAGTACGTCTCCTCGAGATCGAGGGTGATCACGTACCGGGGCCCCGAGACCCGCTGCGGCCGGAAGCTGTTACCGAGGAGCTTACAGATCGGCTGCTCTCGCGCCGTGTTCTCGGTTGGAGGGTCAGCCGTTGCCGTGAGGAGAGCGCCGTCAGGCTGAGTCCAGGTGCGGACGCTGATCTCCGTCTGCTCCTGCTCGGTGCCCTCGGCGCCCTCAGTGGCGTAGATCACGGCCTCGAGGACGCTCGTCGGGAAGAAGGGCAGCGTCACCTTGAGGAGGCTGTTCGACGGGACTGTGAGGCTGGCAGCAGGCGAGGCCCTCGTCGTCCCGAACACCGTCTTCCACGCGAACTTGCAGAAGATCGTCCGAGAGGACTGGGCACCCGCCACGACGGCTTCCATGGTCGGCGCGGCGTCCGGAGTGGCCACGAACTCTGGCCAGGTGTAGAGGAAGCGCCCGGCGGGCCCCACGTGCCTCTGGAAGAAGCTCGCCATGTACTCGTATGGCGCGCGGTCGACGCACTTGTAGACAAGGCCTTCGAGGCGCCTGAGCGCCTTCGCAGCCACGGCGAAGGACTTCGAGCCGCCGATCTCGCGCTCGTCCTCGGATACGTTGAAGATCGGAGTGATCGTGTAGTCGCGCTGGAGGAGAGCGCCAAAGGCCTCGGGCGTGAAGGTCTCGAGCGTCATGCCGCCGTCCTGATCTGCTCGCGGTAGTTCGGCGAGCTACGGACGCCCTGCGCCACGGCCTGGCGGATCTGCTCGACGTTCCGGGCGAAGAGCGCCTTCTCCCCGATCGTGCCGTTGTAGTTGACGGTGACGTTGACGACCTGAGTCATACCGCCTCCGGCGCCCTGAGCCTGGACGCCGAGGTCCCCGTTCCGGCCACGCACGAGCGGCAGCACGGCCTCAGAGCGGCCCTTCTCGGCGAGCTGGAAGACTCCGCCAGGCGGACGGATCACGTCGCCTTGGGCGAGTCCACGGACCGGTTTGACGCCCCCGGGGAACACGCCGCCCTGGTTGAAGGCGAGGCCACCGACGCCGCCGAGTCCGGCCTGCACGGCCTTCAGGATCAGCGTCTGGACAATGATCCGCTGGAGGTCGGCGACGGCACTCTTTGCCAGATTCTTGAAGGCGTCCCTGGCGCTGCCGACGCCGTCCGTGAGGTCAAGGATTCCGGTGGTCAGGTTCTCGGAGAGCGAACCCGCGACGTTCAGGATCGCGTCGTTGGCCGCCTCGCCGAACTTCTGGCTGTCTTCTCTCAGCGTCTTGAATGCCGCTCCCGCACCGGCAATGGCGTTCTGCTCTTCGAGCCGAGCCTGCTGGTTCTTCTTTACCTGAATGCCTACGAGCGCTCTCGCTTCAGCTTCCTCCCCGAGGAGGAGGTTCAGCTTCCGCTGATCCTCGAGGATCTCGTCGAAGTCGGTCGACGGCAGGAGCGGAACGAGAGGCTTGCTGTCCGCAGTAGCGCGAACGGAGTTCAGGCTCGAGACGTTGCGGGTGAGCTCCTTGACCGCGTCGCCCTGCTCTTCATAGGCGTCGGTCAGCTTCTCGGTAGGGAGGAGTGGCACAAGCTCGTTCGCAAGCGCCAGAGCCTGCGTAGTCTTCCGAACCTCTTCCTGCGCGTCCGCGACTCCGCGGATAGCTTTCGCCGCGTCCGCCGCGCCCCTCTCAGTCGCGCCAGACGCAAGCTCGGACTGCCTTGCCTGCTCGGTCGAGAGCGCGGCACTCCTCTCCGTGACATCGTTCAGTTCCCCCTGGGCCTTGGCCAGCGCTTCGTACTCTTTCCTGCGCTGCTCGAATATCTTCGCGGACCTCGTCGGGTCACCAAAGATATCGACGCCCTGGTCACTCAGCTTCGTGAGCTGGTCATTCAGCGCGTCGATCCGCCTCGATATCTTGTTGACCTCGTTCGTCGCACTGTTGAAGTTGAAGTCCGTGATCGCGGTCTGGGTGAAGTTGATGACCTCGCGGATTCCCTCGAAGGTCTTCCCGATGATCGTGGCGAACTTTCCGGCGTTCTCGATGATGTCCGCGAAGAACCGCAGGATCTCCGGCCGGTTCTTTACCAGCTCTTCCGTGAAGCTCTTGGCGAGCCTCGAAAGTTCCGGCAAGAGCGGGAGGATCGCCTGATTCCGGATGCCCTTGAGCGATGCAGACAGCTCTCCCAGGGAATCGTTGAAGGCGTCCGCTGCGTCCGCGGCCTCACCAGAGATGACGATCCCGAGCTCCTTCGCCTTCGCAAGCGCCGCGTCCACGTCCTCGGCGAAGAGCTGAAGAAGAGCGCCTCCGCCTCGGCCAAAGAGCTTCGAGGCAGCGAAAACACGCTCAGTTTCCGGCAGCGCCTTCAGTTCCTTCGCGAGTCCCTTGACGATCTCCTCGAGCGAGCCGCCGTCGTCCACGAGGTTGTTGAAGCTGCGGCTGAGGAGGTTCAACGCGTCCTGCGCTTCCCCCTTGCCGGTGACGGCGATCTCGCCGAGGTTCTTCCGCAGCGTGCGGAGGCCGACCTCGACTTCGCCGATCTCCACGCCAGCCTGCCCGGCCGCGAACTTGAACGCGCTGAGGAACTCCGTGGACGTGCCGAGCTGCTTCGAGAGGTCCCGGAGCTCGTCCGCCTCGTTGGCCGTGGCCTTCACGAGGTCGGTCAGGCCCTTCACAGTCAGCGCCACGCCGAGACCTGCGAGCGCACCCTTGAGGCTGAAGACGGCGCCCGTGATTCCCTTGAAGGCCCCGACCGCGCCCGTGCCAAAGCCCTTGACCGTCGCGTTCAGCTTGTTGAGCTGAGTTGTGGCGAAGTCCTTTAAGCGGACCCAGATATTTAGCGTTTCCTCGTTAGCCACGTGGCGGCTCCGGAAGGGGTGCCATCAGTTGCTTCGCCCGATCAAGGAGCCGCATTGCAGACACAAAAACTGCGGGCTGGTCGAAGAGTCCGCCGGCCAGAGGCAGGCAGGCCGGCCACAGCTCATGCAGGGATAGGAACTCCCAGCACCAGGCCACGTCAAAGCTCCACGGGCAGGACTCGATCGGCTCGAAGCCGCAGCCCTCGCACGATCCGCAAGTAGGATCATGGCCAGGGCAGCGAGTACAGGGGACAAAAAGAGGAGGAGACTCAGGATCGTGGCTGCACTCACTATCGTCTCTTTCTCCGCCTCTGCCGTCGTGTAGACCGCACCACTTCGGGAGTGGGTCTCCTGACTTGAACGACCGGCCGTAGCTCAGTGCTACGGCGACGTAAAATTTCTCGCTTGGGCCTCCGTGACTTTCGTGCGGTCGAGGACCGCGTTGGCAAGCTCGACCCCGCAGCCCTGGACGCGATCGAGGATCTCCTGCGGCAGGATCTCACGCTTGCCGTTCAGCTCGCGTCGGAAGGCAACCTCGCTGCCGTCCGAGTCCCTGAAGTTCTTCCAGCCGAGGAGAGCGAAGTTGAGGACACGCCGCGTGATCGCAAGCGTGCTCTGGCCGTCGCCGACCGCGTCCTCGCGCTCCATCCACGTGAGCGTGCGGAGCTGGAAGACGGTGCGCTGCTCGGGATCAAGCGCGCGGTCCGACTCGCATGTGTACTCGAAGGTTCCGAGGGTGGGCGCTACGGGCATTTTTCTCCTACCTGAAGTAGAGGACGTAGTCCTCGTCGAGGGCCACGGACCTGTTGAGGAAGATCGTCAGCCCCGCTGTCTGCCGTCCGCCGCGCTCTCCCTCGGAGTGCTCACGGATCTGACCCTTCGTCGCCGCGATCTCGATGATGTTCGGAGTCGTCCCGACGATGATGCTGATCGGGAACTCGCTCCCGTCCTCGAGGAGCCCGTAGTCGTCGAGGATCGCTTTCTTCTGGCGCAAGGGATCGATCACGATCTTCGGCTCGCGGCGATCGATCCGGCTCGCTATGTACCCGCTCGTCCCGCCGCTCGTGGTCGGGTCGGGGTCTGAAACAATGACGTTCCCGATGTCGAGAGATATCGACGCCGGGACCGAAGCGGCTCCGTTGATCTGCACCGTGGCATTCTTAAAGCGCGGAGCCGTGCCCGTCTCGTACGTGAAGCCGGTCAGGAAGTCTCCAGGCCCGACGAGTGAGACCGGACCCCGGAACTCACCACGAAAACGTACCGAGTCGAGAGCCGCCATGCTGATCGTGCCAGTGCCCGCAGCGCCCTTCAGGCGGTAGAGCTGGTCCTGTCCGGCGGTCGCGTTCGAGTTCTTCGAGGCACGCTGGATCGTGAGCGTCTGGAGGCCAGAGGACCGCGGCTTGTACTTGACGGAGTGGAATGTAGTCGAGCCGGAGGTCGTCGCCGACTCCGCGCCGATCGTCACCACGTCAGAGGCCACGAGCACACCGCCCGTGAGGACGATATACCGCATGGAGCCCGCGCCGTTACGATCGGCCTCGACGATCCCAGTCTTCGAGCCAGTGGCCGAGTAGACGGAACCCGCTGCGAAGAGCCCGTCGCCGCCAGTGATCGAGCCGATCGTGATCTGCTGGACGATCTGTTCCTGGAGACCGCAGCCCTTCAGGTAGGTTCCGATTGCCGGAGGCGTCCCCAACACGCCGCCCGTCTTGCACTGGAAGCCGACCCCGATTGCGCCAAGGAACCCGCCGGGGACGTCCGCGGCCTGAGCCAGGTCCTCGGCGACCTCGTCATTGGAGAACCGCTCGAGCTCGGGAGTGAAGCTCAGTTCTGAGCGGAAGCCCTTCAGCTTGACGTGGGCGTTCGTCAGCGTCTCGGCGGTGCCCGAGACTGCCTCCGTCGTGGCGGCGAACTGTTGGTTCTGTACAAGGAATTCGTCGCCAGCCATAGGTTACTCCGTTGAAGGGTCGGATAGGCTCGAGTGGTAGGTCCCCTCGAAAGTGAGAATCACCCCGGGAAGCGACTCCTGCGTGAACGGGTCTGCATAGGACCGCGAGTATCGCGCGAGAGTGAAGTCCGGAAGCTCGGCGGGATTCAGCGCCCGCAGCATGTCTTCGTAGGCGCGGATCATGGAGACGAGGTCGCCGTCGTCGCCCGAGGTGTACCAGGCCATGCCGCGGATCGAGCGCTCCCACGTATCGACCTGGACCGTCGAGTCGTCCTCGCTCCCGAGGTCGGAGACAATGATCGTGGGCTCGAGGAGGGTGTTCGTGGCGACCTGCTCGCCGGCCAGACGGTAGGTGCTCAACTGGACCGAGCGCAGCTTCGAGTTCAGGCTGTAGCTCGTGTCCGAGAGGATCAGCTCGAGCCGCGTCTTGACGGCCAGGAAGAAGGTCTCGGTGAGGCTAACCGGCACGGGCTTTCCTCCTCGCGGCGTTGATCGCGAACGAGATCCCCGAGTAGAAGAGCTTCCGCGCCTGGCCGCTCGATTTGAACTCGCGCCACGTCGCATAGAAGGCGAGCCGCGGCTTCATCTTCACCTTCTTGAGAAGGACAAAGAGAAGCCGCAGCAGCCCTCGACGCCCACGTCTCTCTCCGAGGTAGGTCTTGCCGTCCTTGGCGTCGATACGGATCAGCTTCCCGGCCTTCGCCAGTCCGCGCGCACGCCTGAGCTGCGCCCTCGTCGGGAACTTGCCGTTCTGCGGCATGGGAACGAGCAGGGACTTTCCGTCGCGGGCCAAAATCTCCTTCCCGGTTTCGTGCTCGGCCGGGATTCGAGACTTGGTCCGAATGTCCAGGACGACGTTGTTGAGCGTCGTTCCCTTGACCGTGTAGTCGATCAGGTTCCGGCTCAGGAATCCGCGGCGGGTGCCACGGACCCCGGGCGGACCGCGCAGGCGACGCGCACGGTGGTATCCAATGAAGCGCTTCCCGACGTTGCCAGCCGTTGCGGTCACAGCCTGCTTCAGTTCATTCGGCGCGAGCTTGAAGAGGCGTTGCAACCTGGCCGAATCCACTTTCACGTCGAGGCTCACTGAACGCACCTCAAATGGTAGAGCCCTGAAACCTTGTCAGGCCCGTCGATCTTGGTGAGCCGGTAGACCGGCCACCATTCGCCTGGTGTCTTCTCGTCGGTCAGCCGGAAGAGGTCGTGGCCCTCGCTCGCGCCGGTCACGAACTCCTTCGAGGCGAAGACCTCGAGCGTGTTGGCCACCACGTTCCCGAACTCGTCGCGGCCCGGCCGCACGCGACCCGTGAACGTGGTCCACGTCGCTTTTCCGTGCGCGCGATACTCGATCGAGCGCCCGAGGACGTGGCCCGTTGCGAAGGTCGCGTGTTGCTTTGCCAGGTCTGTGAAGGACATGGATTACCCGTTGAGAATCAGCTCCACAAAGGCCGGACCGCTTCCCTTCGTGGCTGCGGCTCTCCCGGCCGTATCGAAGCCGGTCGCCGTCGTCGTCAACCTGTCGTTCGGCAGGTCGAAGTAGAGGGTCGTGCCCGGTACGGTCGTGTCCGTCGTGACGCAGGCGTACCTGACGATCACCCCGCCGATCAGGCACGGGACGTCATCCTCGCCAGAGGCCGCGTCCTTCGTGAGAAGCGCGACCTTGTTCGCGTTCGCCTGCGCCACCGCGGGGAACGAGATCAGTTGTCCGCTGACCTTCGCAGCGGCTATGTTCTTCGTCTTCGTGTGCTGCGCGGTCCCTTCGCCGAGCTCGCGCCAAACGTTATTCGCCATTTCTCAGCACTCCTTTCGAGTGATCTTCTTCGTGTTACTTCTTGTGGACGGGCGCGTGATGCGGGTGCTCCTCGGCCTTGTGCTCCATGATCACGACCTTGTGCTCGGCCTTCTCCGTGGCCTTCTCGGCTTCCTTGGCGGCCTTCTCGGCCTCCTTGGCGACGTGCTCCGCGTGCTTCTCGGCACGCTTGGTCAGAGCCTCGCTCGCCTCGGCCAGGGCCTCCTCGAGCTTGAGGACGTCCTTCAGGTCGGACTTGGCTCGCTCGAGCGCGTCCGGATCCTCCTTCGGGATCCCAACCGTCTCGAGCTGCTGCACGCGCTGACGAGCCGCGCGCACCGCCTTAGCGACTGCGTGCCCTGCGTTGTCGAATTCTTGCTTCGGGTTCATGGTTCGATTCCTTGTTCTGGTTGGTTGAGTCCCGGAAGGACCGGCTGCTGATGGTCAGCCGGCCCCTCCGAGGCTCTCTCTCATTACGCGCCTCGTGTTCTCGCCCAGCCTCGGTGCTCGATGAACTTGGCACCGAAGTCGAGCGAGACGCCCCACTGAACTCCCTGCACCTTCGTCCCGACGATCGTGCTCATGGTCGGCTGGTCGTTCCCGTTCAGGAACGCGACCTCCGCACCCTCGATCTGGTTCGGGTCGGCGACCAGATACCAGGCCGTCGTGCCGTTCGTACCGGCGTCGAGACGCGGCTCAACGATCAGCGTCAGGTTGTTGAACGGGTTGAAGGTGATCGAATTCGACTTCGCCGGGTCAGCGGTGGAGTTCAGCGTCTGCTGGGCCACGGTCTCGAGCGAGGCCGGAACGAGCAGATACCTTGAGGTGATGTTGAGAACAGGAGCCGTCTCGCCAGAAGCGACGAGGCCCTTCTGGAGCCTCATGAGCTTCTTGAGAGCACCGAGGCCGGTGACCTCGGGAGTACCGACCGCGGCGATGTAGTTCGCGCCGCTCGTGTGCGTCGTGGCGAAGAGCGCCAGGCCATCCTCGGCCATGGTCGGGCCCACGCCCGAGGCCGAGATCAGGAGGTTGAAGAAGGTGTCGGCCACCGTTCGCGCCGCGGCGTTCCCGAGCTCGGTCGGGATCCTATCGAATGCCGAGAGGTCGTCGTTCACGATCGCCTGCCTCGAGATCCCGAAGCTCATGGTGTAGTTCGAGATCGCGAAGGACTCGTTGATGTCGAGGGTCGATCCCTCGGCCATGGGCACGAGCTCCGGCGTCAGGCGGAGGCTTCCCATGTTCCCCAGCTTCGGCCGGTTCATGGTCTTGAAGTCCTGCGCCGAGGTCACCCTGGCCAGCGGGCGCCAGGTGCTCGGAGACTCCTGGTAGGCCTGGAGGAGTCGCTTGAAGGCGGCGTCCTTCAGGATGTCCCCGAAGTCGCTCGTCGAGTGCGAGAAGGCACGCGTGCAGATCTCCTCGTCCGTGCCTCGATCCGAGAGCCCGTAGTGGCGCAGGGCCAGCTTTACGTAGTCGAGGAAGTGGCGCTGTGTGATGTCTCGCGCCATTTGTTTCCTGGCGCGGTAGGCCGTATCGCCCTCGTCCTCCTCTTTCGGCAGCCGGTTCGCTGCCTTCATGATGAGCGAGTCGGCCATCGAACGGCGGAACTTGTCGTGCGCGTCCTCGCCGAACTCGACACGGCTCGCCACCGCCTTCTGCGGCCTGTCCTTCTGGAGCTCACGGAGCACCGCGCCGCGCGCCTGCTCGACCGTCACCCTGTCCTTGATGCAGCCGGTGAGGAGCTCCCGGTACTGCGGCCAGTGGCTCATCATTTCAGCGATGTCGGTGGCGCGCTTCGTCTCCCGGTTCTCCGCCTCCTGCGAGAGCCTGACCGAGGACTCGGTCGGAAGTTCCTCCGGCGTATCGTCCTCGTCTTCCGGCTTCGGCTTGGGCTTCGGGTCCGGCTTCGGCTCGCTCATGGCGCGGAGGTTGAACTCCGCCGCCTCCTCGTCCGTCGCTTCGGGGTTGAGTCCACGCTTGACGAGCGCCTCTCTCAGGGTCGCTTCCATTGCAGATTTCCTCACTTCTTTGGGCTCAGGCCCGGTTGCGGATCTCCCGACCCCCACGGCGCTGTCGGCCGGGATGGGCGTGAGCGAAAATTCAAAAATGTCCCACTGCGTTGCTATGTCAGAAGGACCGCTGAACGAGCGGCCAGAAGGGCTCTTCCACGACTTGCCGTCTTCCACGCGCTCCCACTTGTTGACCTTGAAGCCGACACTTGCGCCGCGAAGGAAGCCACCAGAGACAAGCTCCATGGCCTCGTTCCCGGCGTCGGTTGGCGCGAAGACGATGTCCGCACGGATCTTGCCTTCCTTCTCGTCGAGTCGAATGTTCTCGGGACGGCCTACGATCTTCGTTGGATCGTGGTTGAGAAGGACCGAGCCGATGTCACGCAGGCGCGAGAGGTTTACGGCACTCTTCTCGTGAAGAAGGATCTGCGGCGTGCCCCAGGCGTGGATCTCTTCCGTCTCGCTCGAAATCGAGAGCGCAACCCGACGCTGTTCCGCGTTCAGGTTCTCGGCACGGATCGCGACGTGTCGGTGGAATACCTCACGCGGCTTCGGCATCTGCACCCTCCTGGGCGTCCCCATTCGTTTGCTCATTCGGTGGCTCCATTGGTGCCGGTTCCGGCTGCGCCGCCGCCTCGGCCTCGGCAATGAGGTCCGGGTAAATGGACAACGTCAGGCCCTGCGCCTCGGCTTCCTTCTTGTGGGCAGAAGCCTCGATCAGGATTCGGTACCAGTCCCGGCCATGTTTGGCCGTGGCCTCCTGCGGCGACATCAATCCGGCCTTGAGCGCTTCGATATCCCCGGCCACGTCCTTCGACGGGTCGATCCAGTCCCAGCCGTCCGTCACCCACTCGACGGCGGAGTACGCTTCGAGATTCCCGCCCTCGGGCACGGGGATCACGCCGGCGAGCGCACCCATGCGAATGAACTCTCGCCAGAGCGGCTCGCAGAAGTCCCGGATCAGGTTCTGCTGCTCCGGCTCCCAGTGCCGCCGATCGTGGTTCTCGCCCTGGCGCGCGGACAGGTACGTGACCTTCGACAGGTCCCGCGAGATCAACTCGTAGGATCCTCCGAAGCCGACCGCGAACTGCCGCAGAAAGATCGTCGTGAGGAGATCCACCTGCGCGGGCTGGACTCCGCTCTGGACACCCGTCAGCGACTCCCCGGGCCGCCCGTGCCAGAACATGCCGCCCTCGAGCTGCGCGAGCTGGTTCCCCTCGTCGTCCGTGTCCGATTCGCCGGTCAGCACCTTCGTCTCGGATATGCCGATCTGGTTCTGCGTGACCATCATTCCGAAGGCTCCGGCCAGCCGCTCCTTCGTCAGGATGAAGTCCTGGTACTGGGCGAGGTTCCCGGCAGTCCCGGCACACGGGAGGAACCGCGTCAGGCCACGGACCTGGCCAGGCTCGAGCTGATCGAAGATGTGGAGGATCTGATCAGCCGGGACGCGCTCCGGATTGATCCCGAAGACGACCGAGTTATCGCTCGGGTCGAACGGGAGAATGTGGTACGCGACGGGTGTCCCAGCAGAGTTCACCTCGACGCCCTGGATGATCCGGTTCCCGTCCTTCGGCTCGCTGTCGAGGTCGGCGATGCGTTCGGACTTGATCACCTCGAGGCCGAGCGGGATCCGGCGACCCTTCGGCGCCGTCTTCCGGATCAGGCATTCCCCCGCGACGATCTTCTCGCGGAGGACCATGCGCTCTTTCTCGTAGAACTTTTCCTCGTAGGCCCACCGCTCCCACTCGGAGTCCGCCGTGTCGTTGAAAGTCACGTTGCCGTCGAACTTCCGCGGGCGCATGACCCGCGCCTGCGGGCGGATCCCGCAGCCAACCACGAACGCCACCGTCGAGTTGACGAGGCCGTGGCCATACGGATTGAACCTGTAGAGGTCCCGCGCCTGCGCCCTGGTCGTCGCCAAGCTCCGGCGTGCAGTCTGGACGATCGACTCCCTCCGGACACGACGAGCCGAGAGGCGATCTTCGACGCCCGCCTCGTACGCGCGGGTAATCATCCCGAACCGGGCCCTGGCTTTAGCGCGCTTCTCCGCGAGCCCCGGAAAGAAGACCGAAAGCGCGCGGTCTATGGCTCCGCCGAAGCTCACAGGCGTGGCCTGAAGTCTGCGAGCGAGATCCTCGATCCACCGCTCTGCTCTGCCTGCGCGAGCGGAGCGAGCTCGGCTTGAAGTTTGAAGAGGTCCGAGAGCTCGGCAAGCTGGACCTCGTCACCACCGAGCGAGTATCGGCTAACGCCACCGCCCGCAATGATCGCGTCTATCAGCGCGTTGACTGCGGCGTAACGCTCGGCGGCCGTTGCCATGGCCACCAGCATGGCGCGGCACTAATGCACGCAAGCCCCAGGCTGCATTAGTGCAAGATTTTTTCAGACCGTGGACTCCCACGTCTGGAACTCGCGCCTGCACTGAAGGCACTTCCTGATCCGCATCTTGTTCGGATAGGTGCGCTGGACAGGGTGGTTCCCGATAGCCTTGCACCACTTGCAGGTGATCCCCTCCGGCTCCGGCTCGGCGGTTTCAACCTCTTCCGGAGTGTCAAAATGACCCCTGTTTTCGGGGAATTCCATGCGGTTTGGGGGTCTTTTCATGGCATTAGAAGTCGCTGCGGTGCCTTGTCTGGACAAATCGCCTCCTTTGCGGCTGGTTCGGCTTCACTTCCGGTATCTGCGCGGTTTGGAGCGGCTTCGGCACCTCGGAAACGACTGGAGGCGCTTTTACCTCCTCGATCGCCTCGGGACGCGACTCCAGCATGCCCCTACCAGTCAGGTCGTGGAGGTTCTTGATCGACGCGGCGGCGTAGGCGTAGACCTCGCAGTCGAAGTATTCGTTCCGCGCGTGCGCATGGACGAGCTTCCAGACAACCTTCGTCTTCAGCGTCCGTGCGTCCTTCTCGAGTATGCGTTGCTCGGCGGTCATGTGGTCGTAGTAGACCGGCGGCAAGTCATTCGGGAGGTGCCAGGCCCCAGGGTCCTCGTCCCGGAGCTTGATCGTGCGGTGGAGCTTCTGCTTGTAATGGTTCGTGTCGATCGTCAGCCGGACGAACTTGGCACCGTCCGGATGCTCGACAAGACCCAGGCGCCAGTAGTCCCGCATGGGCATCCCTCCCGCGCCTATGATCGGCTGGCACCCAGTCGCCCGACAGAACCCGTAGACCTCGTCCTTCCGGCCCTGGTAGCGGGCGTCTATGAAGACCCACCGAGGCACCCCGTATTCCTGCCGGAAGAGGACGAGAGCGAGCTGCTCCCAGCTCTCGACAGACCCGCAGCGAATGAGCCATGATTCGCCGTAGGCTCCCCACCCACGGATCACGTACCAGAGCGAATGCTCCTGGACGTCCACGCCCGCGGTCATGACGGAGACCCCCGCAGGCACCGTACAGCTCGCGTAGGGGGCAACCCTCGTCCGGAGGTGCGCGTCCTTCAGCTCCTCGAGCTTGTCGGCGTAGACCTCGGCCAGCCACGAGTTCTGGAAGTTCATGCGCTTCGACTCGATCTTGACCGAGCGCAGGTACTCCGCCGCGATCCGCGAGAACGTGTGGTTCGCCGAAGTCGAGTAGAGCCTGGACAGGTGGTAGCTCAGGCGCCGGATGGGGGGCTGCTCCCCCTGGAGCTCCCCGTTCTCCCCGACCCGCATGGCCTCCGGGCACCAGACCCCGCGGCGGAGTGCGGCCACCTTCTCGAGGTCCGTGATCCGCTCCTTGCACTCCGGACACTCGTACCAGGCCAGATCCTGGTCGATCACCCGCTCCGCGTCTGTCTCCTCCTCCGGCCACTTGATCTGCGGGAACGTCATGACCTGGTAGATCCCGCAGTGCGGACACGGGACGTGGAACCTGCGACGATCCGCCGCGAGGAACTCCTGGTTGATATAGCCACTGTCTGTGAGCGGCGTCGACACCTTGAAAATCTTCCTGTCGACGCGCCGCTCGGTGCGCTCCCTTGCAAGTGAGATCGGGTCCGCGTCCCGGCCGGCGAACTCTCCGTAGGTGTCCACCTCGTCCATGGTCAGGATCCGGATCGTCCGCATCTTGAGGTCGCTCGCGGACTGCGCCGACCCGAAGTGAAGCGTCCCGCCGTTCGTGAAGCGGATCGCAGCGCGAGTCATCTCACGCGCCGAGTCCTGCTTCAGGAGCGCCTTCAGGCTCGGCGACGCGAGGATCATCTTCTGGTAGCGGTCGACGTTCAGCGAAACCGCGTCGTCCTTCTTCGGCATGACGTGGAGGCAGTCCTCCCCGCACACCGCCATGTAGTAGAGGGTCACGATCTGGCAGAAGATCGTCTTCGTCACCTGGGCGGCGAACATGAGCGTGATCTCCTCCACGTCCTGGTGCTTCGCCATGCGGAAGAGCTCACGGACGAACGGTGCGCGGTCGAGCGAGAACGGGCCAGGCTCCCCGCCGAAGGGAATGATGATGTTCTGCTCGGCCCACTCGTCGATCTCGAGGTCCGGCGGCGGGATGAGGATCTTCGCGACGTGGGAGAAATCAAGCGTCTTCGGCATCGCCACCGAGCAGCTTCGCCGCCCTCGTGAGCATGTTCCGGGCCGAGCTCCGCACGATCACGCGGATCTCCTTCTCGCTCAACCCGACCACTCGCGGCGGCAGCTCCGTCTCGAGGCCCAGAGCCCACCGCTGGAAGAACTTCGCGAGGGTGTTCTCCCGGTCCTCGACCTCGCTCCGCGGAACGAACTCTCCGCGCTGGATCTTGAGCTCGAGCGCCGCGTGCGCTGCCTTCGCTTCCCGCTCGTCGGCCCTGGCCTTGAGGAGCCGCGCTGAGTCGCTGCTTCGGCGGTTCTCGCCGCCTGCGCGCAGGGTCCTGGCAGCCTCGCTAACTTGCGACTGGGTCAAGGGTTAACAAGATCCTGTAATCAGATAACAGATCCTGTAATTCTGCCGTCGGCGTCCTAAGTGTTGACGTGGAAACGCCATACAACTCTTTGTCAATCCGCGCACCGGCGCGGCGGTTCGGGCGGGGCTGGCCTGGGAAGGACCCGTGGCCTGAGACTCATATGCTTGGCCGTGTAGGTGCGCACGCCAGCAGGGCCTGTGGTATAGCGTGCCACTCAGCACGCCAGCACACTCAGGTTGCCGCAGTACTCAAGGGTCTGACCGAGGCTTGTGGTCACTGTGAGTGTGACATGGTACTCAACGTCCACCGTGCCACCTGTGGCCTTCGACTGCACGAAGCGACCGCTGATAGCCTCGCTGCCCCAGGTGATACCGCCCGAGGTCGGCGTGGACGTAAAGTCAGCCGTGCTGATTGTCTCGCCTGTGCCAAGGTCGGCAGCGGGTACTTCGAACTCGAATATCTTCCCCTCGGTTGGAGTCTTGATCCAGTGCTCGATGGCAGTTGACCCCATGGTGCTATGTGCTCTTGTGCTCTATCCCAAGCTCATGCTCGAGCTTCTCCACGAGAGGGCGTATCACTGCCAGGCGTGCAGTGCCCTTCTCGATCATGGCCTCATAGCCAGCCTTGGCTACTTTGCCCTTTTCGTCCTGGGGGTCGCAGAACTCGAGCTTGTGGGTAGCCCTGTCCACGTCGTAGCTCACTGCGGCGACCTCCTCGTAGAGCGCGACGTACTCCTCGACGGACTTGCGCTTGGGAGCGTTGCCCTTCGACTGCCTCATGAGGCGAGAGCGAATGGCGGCGAGGCCGTCGACTGCAATGTTGTACTCTTCCTGCCGTGCGGCGAGGTCCATTCGTTCTCCTTACGTGAGGGTGATGTCGAGGTCCCCGATGGGCACCTTCGCCGTGTCTCCGTTCAGAACAGGCTTGGCGAGGGTCAGAGCCCCGAACCCGAGAAACGTCCCCACCGTGGAGGCGTCATAGAGAACCGCGTGCGTGAGGTCGGCCGCGCTCACCCAGTCGGCCGTTGCCTGAGCGAAAGCTTGCTCTGCGTTGTTGGCTGTGGCAGCGCTCGCAGCGGAATCGAACTCTGCCGCTGTCACCTGTACTCGCGCGTAGGAGCCGCCTGACGGCTCAGTCACGTTCGTCCCTGTCGCCGTAGGAGTCGTGGACGAGAGACCAAGCCACGTAGCGTTCGCGCTGCGTGCGCTCCAGGTGGCCTTGGTCGTGTAGTGGTCTATCGCGCTGTTTCGTATCGCCGTTGACATTCCCATGCTTCACTCCTTAGACAAACTGTTTCCAGGTTCGGCCGCCTTGCGGTCGCCACGTTCTTCCACCTTCAGGTCGCCACCTGCGGCCACCCTTGGGTCGCCAGACTTCGCTTATGCCAGGCTGATAGATCGAGAACTCGCTCACGTCCAGGTCCACCAAGATCTCGGTTGCGTTCGTGAGGAGCGCCGCAATGGCCCTGTCGCGCGCGATTGCCACGGAGACATCGGTGGCGGACTCGACTAAGGCCGTGATCCTGCGATCGACGTTGACGACGCCTGTGAGCCCGGAAACATTCGTGACCAGTGCGGCCATGTTCCGGTCCGGCGCAAGGTTCACGGCGAGCGTGGCAGCGTTAGTGACCAGAGTCGAGTAACTGCGGTCCAAGGCGAGCGCGAGTATCACGTCGGCCGCGTTCGTGATCTGAGCGGCGAGGAGCACCTGTCCGGATATCTCGAGCGTGGCAGCAATGGTCGTCAGGTTCGTGACCAGCGCCTGGATACGCCGGTCGACGTTGACCTTGGCGGCTATGCCAGTCGTGTTAGTGACGGTGGCGCCGAGGGGTCGCTCCACCTTGACCGAGGCCACCAGCGTCGAGGCGTTCGTGACGAGAGCCGCTATGGCTCGGTCCACGTTCACCGTGGCTGCGAGGGAGCTCGCGTTCGTGATCAGTGCCGCCAGGAGCTTGTTTGTGTTCGTGACTGTGATCGCAGCTGGTATGTCTGTGACGTTCGAGATCAGCGCCGCAAGGACGCGATCGCAGTTGACGACGGCTTGAATTCCGGAGGCGTTCGTGACAAGCGCGGCCAGCCTTCGATCGACGTTCACGTTTGCCTGGACAACCGAGGCATTCGTGACGACGGCGGCAAGCGGACGCTCGACACGTATCGCGGTCGGCACGTTCGATGCGTTGGTCACCGTGGAGGCAAGGGCGCGATCGACGTTCAGGTTCGCGGCCAATCCCGAAGTGTTCGTGAACGTCGCGGTGAAGAGCCTGTCTACTCCACCGCCGGCATCGCTCTGGAGGAACGGCAGGATCACGTTGTGCCCCCGCAGCCGCACATGGAGATCATGCTCTTGCGTGCGCCTTCGGGTACGAACGTGATCGTGTTCGAGAACTCAAGCCACGACACGCCGGCGCTGGTTCCGGTCTCGTTCTCGGCCAAGTCCGTTCCGCTGGTGCCCCACTTGAATGTACCGTTCGGAGTGGTGCCCGCGTTGTCGGACATGCCGACCTCGAGGCAGATTCGATCACCGAAGAGAGTCGTCCAGCTTGCCGTGATCGCGTCGCCGTCAAAGATGAACTTGTTTCGGTGCGAGGTAGCGAACTCCGTCGTCGTGGTGTAGTTCGCAACTGCGAGGAGAGTCGCCCGCACAGTCCCGGCGTCCTCTGAAATGATCCGGACGCCTGCAATGCACTTGTTCACGTTGTCCGTGCCAGCAACCTCCAGCGCCTGGGTCATGCCCTTCACCGTCGTGCTTCCAGACGTGAAGACGACACCTGCGGACATTGGCGGAGATATGAACTGGTCCCCGAGCGCGAACTGCCCAGCGGTCCAGACGCCTATGTTCTGACCTGCTGTTGGCGTGTCGGATCCGTGCGCGAGGAGCATGGGACGCCAGCGCTGATCGTCGAGGAACTGCCACGCCGCGTCCGGTGTGCTGATCACCGGGATCTGCTGGACTATGGGCAGGAAGAGGCGCGTTGCCATTAGACCGCGATCAGGTATCCCCAGACTTGGACGGTGACCGAGCCGCTTGTTGGAACGCTACAGGTCCAGAGAACGTCCTGACCCGTTGCGCCTATCGCAATGATCCCGCCGCCATTACCGACCACGAACCCACCGCCTCGAGGACAGTTCGGGTGCTCCATGACCACCACGTCAGCGGTGTCGTCGAACTCGATCAGGCACTGGACGTCGACGGTGTTCGCGTTCGAGCAGAAGCAGGCGATCCCGGTGATCACGAAACGCTCGGCGGCGCCAACGGCCTTCAGGATCGCGTCAGTCTGTGCGCCGGTGTCCTTTCGGATTAGCGTCTCGACGTTCGGGTGCCCACCGATAATGAACGGCAGGCCGGTGCGGTCGGCCGGTTGCGCGACGCGATCTCCGGCGGTTACGGCCGTTGGAGTCGCCTTGTACTCCTTGGCGACGTAGCCGACCTTTACCGGCGAACCTGCGTCGGCGGTGTCGTGTGGAACGTCGCCGGTGAAACGCGGGTAATGGACCGTCGAGCGATCTTCAGTCGCCAGGGTTGTGCCGGTGCCCTGGGTATACGTGATGTTGTCAGCCATGGCTCAGAGCCCTTCACGTTTCTGGAGAGAATTCAGCACCACGTTCCGCTCGAAACCCACCGGGTAAAGCCCGCTCGTACGCGCGCCTGGCAGATACGCGCCCATGCGGAAGTAGGCCCCGACCGTCTTCTTGCCCTTCTTCGAGAGCGTCGCGCCGTTCGTGTTTATGACCTGCGTGCCGTTCAGCCAAGCGCGCGCGATCCCGCTGGGTCCCGTGGCCCACCGGAAGCTGAAGACGAAGGCGTGCCGCTGCCCGATGACGCCGGGGACCACCGCCAGCACCGTCCGCGTACCGTTAATGACCCGCACGAAGCGGAACTCGTCCCGCACCACCTCCACCGACCACGGCGGGTTCAGGTGGATCGAGCTGTCCTGGAACCACTGGCAGACGACGGTCTTGTGGTTGGACAGCGGCCAGTTCGCGGGAAGCTCGATACTGAAGTCGAAGCGCCGCTCGCTGTTGATCGGGTCGCGGACGTGGACCTGCGCGGTGTTGGCTGGGTCCCAGAGCCCGAGCTCGGCGCGCTCCGGACCTGTCGAGGTCCCGTCGATCACGACCGCGGCCTGTAGCCTCCCCGGCTCGAGCAGCGTGAAGCTGTCCACGGCGGTAGAAGGCACGTAGAGGTATGCCCCCTGTGCCATGACCGGCTTCGTCTGGAACGTGTCGTCCCAGAGGATCTCACCGGCTGCATGGGCAATGAGGGTAGTGGCGAGAATCGCGGCGGGGATCCCGAGGCGGGTGTACGCGCTCATGTCCCAGAATGGGAACGCCGAATGCCCCGGCTGTCAAAAATCTCAGGGCTTTTTGTTGGCGCCCTTGTACTGGTTCGTCCGTAGCTTCCGGGCCTTCTCCTCGAGCTTGAACCCGGCGAGGCGGAAGACCATGGCCCATTCCATGGGATCCCGGGCCTTGTTCACCTCAACGGCCATGGAGGCAAGCTCTTCGGCCTCCCACTGAATCAGGCGGTGGGCCTCGACGCCGCGGGCCTGGAAGTCCTTCTCGTGAGTCGCGGCGGCCTCCTCGTCCATGAGCTCGCGGAGCTCCTTGACGGTCGGCACGCGCCTCAACGTACCCTCCTCCGCTTCGCTGGCGTGCCGATCCACTCCTTGCCGCACTTGTCGCAGGTCATCTTGATTGGCAGGCCCATCATGATCCCGAAGGCGACGGGGATTATCGGGATCGGCTCCTTCCAGTCCGCCGGAGGAATGAACTTCCCCGTGGAGCGACCCTTGCATCGGCACGCCTTGCGGTACTCGGTGCCATGCACGGTCTTCCGCTTTGGCTTCTCGCGCTTCGTGGGGACGCGGCGAGTCATGGCGTCGGCTTATCAATCCAGTCGCGTGCAGCCTGGACGAACTTGGCCGCCTCTTCTGGGAACTCCTGGCTCTCTGAGATCGAGAGTGCCGCACAGGCAAGGACTTCGAGCGCGTACCCAGGCTCCATGATTTCAGCCTCAAGGGATCGAAGGACTGAACATAGAGGGCTGCCGAGTCCACGGTCCTCTGGTGCTCGCTTCTCAAAGATCGTGGTGGTGCCACGATCTGGAGAATGGATCTCGATACGAACTACGTTCACCGTGCTCATGCCGGAAGGCTCGGCAAACCGAGTGCGCCTTTCAAGGCCACGAACGCCACCCGCGCCACGGCGGCGATCACGTTCTCGGCGATCCGCGCGGCCTGCGCCTGACCCTTCAAGGCGAAGCGAGACGCGATCATGCGCGCCTCGTTGCGGAGGAACTCGAGGTCCTGGTCGGCGTTCGCGTCACCGGCAAGGGCCCGTTGCGTGACGTGCGCGGCCTCCTCGGCGAGGCGTTGGAGGCGTCGCGTGACCTCGGGCCCCTCCTCGAGGAGCGGCTGGATCGAGGTCGTGATCCCGTCGAGGATCGCGTCGTACACGACCTGCTTCACGGTGGCGCGGTCAGCGTGCGGCGGCATCAGTGCCTCCTTCAAGTGTTCGAGCGTGGCCGTCAGGCACGTTCAGAGTGAACGCGCTGACCACGTAGGTTTGCCCTGCCCATTGAGGCTTCTCGTTGAGCCTATCCCTCTCTTTGATCGCTGCTGACTCGGTGTCCCAGACTGACTCTATGGTCGTGTCAGAGAACCAGTCGAGCCACACGACGAAGACCTCACCTTGCGGCACTACGCACCTCCTCAAGCAGCACGCCGAACTCCTCGACGTTTCGCCGCCGGATCACCTTCGACTCCTCGGACAGGTCCGGGTCGGTGTCGATCCCGCGTCTCGTGGCCGGTTCGAGGAGCCGCCAGTTCTGGTTCAGGCTGTCGATGGCCTCGCGGTTTGTCGAGCAGCACCCGGCCGCGCAGACGAGCACGGCCGCGAAAAGAATCGCTCTCATGTGTTTCCTTTCTTCCTCATCGAATTCCCAAGATCCCTCAGCATCCGCCGCGTCTCTGTTTCAGAGCATCCGTCGTCTCCACCCAAGATCACGAGACACGCCCTGAGTACCCGGCAAGCCCGAACGTTGGAGTAGTGTTCGAGACTACGGAGCACAGTCTCAACCGACTTCGCCATCTCCAGGTCGCGCTCTTTTGCGATCTTGTTTGCGTCCGACCCAGGCTTGCCGCTCACACGAGCCTCGTGGCCGCGACGGCGGCCAGGCAGCACCCGACGACCGGCGGTGAGGCCGGCACGACCGACAGCGCCATGAGCACGCCGAGGATCACGACGACGATTGCGATCACGAAGCCGACTGACTTGAGATTTTCCATTGTCATTCTCCTTTCATTGGCCACTTCTTGACTGCGGCGACAACTTCATCCAGTCTCTTGTTCCACTCCTGCCTCACCTCGTCGTTGCACTCCGGAAACTTCGCGTAGCGAGAGCACGCTGCTTCGAGGAGCTTTTGCGCCAAGTACACTGCGCTGTGTTCGCTCACCGAGAACGTCAGCGAGTCACGGTCGAACTCCTGATCCTGCATGAGCCTGACTTCTATCGAGAAGGAGCCTTCGGGCTTGACGTGCTCGATCTCGTGGCCGTGGAAGCCGCTAATGTCCACTGCTACCGCCCCTCCCCAAGCGCAGGCCACTTCTTCTGGAACCCGGCCGCCAGCAACTGCGGCGTCTGCGGGTAGGACGCGCTCGGCAGCTTCGTTCTGATCTTCCGGTGCCACTCGGCGTAACTCGCCGTCGCGTGAACCTCCTTCAGTGCGTCGATCGCCGCGCGCGTAAATGCTCCGTTGGCGCGGTCACCGAACCATGCGTCGTAACTGTACTCGGTATCCTTGCAGCCGGAGATCAGAAGCGACGCGCTCGAACCGGCGGCCTTCGCCGGCCTCGACCCGATCCCCCGCACGTCGAGGATCTCAGGAGAGTTCCGTCCATAGAACACCTCCGGCGGCAGGAACCGGATCTTGGACGCACGCTCGTGCGGCCGAAGCGCCGTACTCAGGCGGGACACCGTCCCCGAGTGGCACGAGTCCGCGAGCATGACGACCCGTGCGCCGCGGGCACGCTCGGCGAAGACCTCCGCGAGCTGATCGTCGGAGATCCAGATCCCCTGCTCGATATCGGCCGGGCAGATCACCTCGTCCCGACCGTCTGGCTCGTCTCCGGACTCGTCGGGAACCCACGAGCCGTGACCGCTGAAGGTGAAGCAGGCGATGTCCCCGTACTCGCAGCGCGAGACCATGGCCGCGAGCTTCGAGAGGATCTCCGCAGCCGTCGCCTCCTCGTTGAAGAGGGTATCGACCTCGTAGCCTCGCTCGGCGAGGACGGTGCTCCAGTCCTCGGCGTCGTTCACGCAGCCGTAGAGTTCCGACCCGGTCCCCGGGTAGTTGCAACCGACACATAGCGCGTACTTCGGCATCACTCCTCCATTCCCGTAGTGTTAATCACCCGTGCGGAGTCC